ACTTGATTTTGATTATAAAGATAATAAGAACCTAATCCTAGTACCAATATAATTCCAATTAACATTTGTTGCATTATGAATTATCCTCAATCCATTGTTTGATTTCTGCAACTGTAAAAAGATTCTCTGCATCTTCATCTGGTATTTGAACATCAAACTGAGATTCGATATCCATGATTACTTCAACTACAGATAATGAATCAGCACCTAAGTCATCAACAATATGTGATTCGTCTGTAATTGTAGATACATCTACATTTAATCTTTCTGATAATATTTTTTCTAACATTATAACTCCCTTATTATATAGTTCAGTCCAGCTGCACTTCTATACTCTACTACTTCATTATCATCATTTCTAAATTTTAAATGTTTCTCTTTTTGTACTAGAATCTTTTTTGCAATATAAGTCCTGTCATCTGCATCCCCCCATTCTTTATTGAATGATACAGTGACCTCATATCTCTCTCTGAATAAATTTATGAACCATAACCAAGCACATTTAATCCAGTCCCAGACCTTAATTATTAACTTTTGCACCTGCTCTCCACTGATAACATGACCAATATCTTGCTTTCCATTTAGGGCCTGGATTATCACAATTGTGTCTAGCTCTGAATGATGCTCTTCTCTTAGGGTCATCCCTCTTGATTGATAATCCTGTTGTGTCACCGAATGATACTTTGACTACATTACCTTTTTCATTCTTGACATAAACATAAAACTTTTTACTACCACCTCTGATTGGGTCGTTTAATTTTACTTTTTTACCTTGATATTCTGCTTCTGTAATTACATGGTCAAATAAGTTATCACAATCATCACAACAAGAATCAACTTCTTCACCCATCCTCAAGAACATTCTGTTTTTAGATTGGTTCTTATCAGATGCAGTCATTCCTACCATTTTTGCAAGTGAGTTAATAAAATTCATACCATCTTTCTGGTTTCTTTTATATCTTTTACCCATCTCAGACTTAAGTTTCTTTGCAATTACATCAAGTACTCCAGCAACATCTGTTACTAATTTACCATCTGTTACAAGTCTTGCCTCATTTACAGATGCAAGTGAACCTTTAAGGACTACTTTTTTCTTTTCCTTTTCTTTATCTTTTACATGTGGTTCATGTTCTGGTTCATTATCAGCAACAATCATACCTATCTGATTAATTAAAGATGTAACTACTGGTGTAGGTAAAGTTGATAATTGTTGCACTACATCTTTAGATAGACCTTTTACATTTTTTAGTTTCTTTTTCCAAGAAGAGATTGCAGTCATATCTTTTTTTCTTGACTCATTCATTGACTGGCCTGGAGTATCATCCATGTACCTTTTTAAAAGTTCTGGTGTACCTATCTCTCTATATTCTGAATCTTCTTTTTTTCTTTTCTTTTTACGAACAATAGGTTTATCAGTAGAAACTGCAACTCCAGTTGCATTTACTGGTGCATCCTCGAACATGTCTTTGAATCTTTTCATTTAACTATTTCCAATGGTTTACTAAGTTCTTCCCATGAAGTTTCGTAATCTGAATCTCCAAGTGAAAACTTAGAAAGTCCTAACATATCATATTTATGCAAAAGTCTATCTGGAAGTAGTCCAACTTTCTTAAGATTAGGCATAATTCTAGTAAATAGTAGTTCTTGGAACTGAATATTCAGTTCATTTTTAGTAATATATTCATCTGTATATTCAATATCAAATCCCCACTTTTCCCAGACATCATACTGTTTAAATCTATTTCTTAATACTGTACAAGCCTCTAAACAAAAATCTTCTCTTTCTTCTTTCTCTGGAAGAGTTAGTGTTTGCACATAACTTTCTAGATAGTTAACACCAAAGGTCACATGTCTTGCTTCGTCTCTAATAACAAGAGTAAGTATTCCTCTGAGAACTGGGTCTGTTGTTGTTTGTTTTATAGTATTGAAGATTGCAAGTGCAAGACCTTCAATAATAATTTGCATTCCTATAAATTTTAAATCCCACCTTTCATCTGTAAGGATTTTATCTAATAATGCTTTTAACTGTGTACCGATAGGAAACATCCTACCAACTCTAGTTTGTATATACTTGTTGAATGCTTCTACATGTCTTGCCTCATCAAAAGTTTGTGAAGCTGCATATAGTTTTGCATTAAATGTTGGAGCACAACTTGTAAGTTGAGATGCAACTAACAATGCACCTTGTTCACCATGTAATAACTGTGCAAGTGTCCAATTATTTAAATCTTTAACAAACTCTTTTCTTTGTTCTATAGATAAGTGTTTGTAGTCTTTGTGATTTTTCCACTGTTCATTAAAAAACATGAATGCAGTTTCATCTTCATCTGGATTAGGAACATCCCAGTTTATATCTTTTTCTACATTCCATTCTTTTTCCTTACCCAGTTCATATAGTTTTTTGATTCTATCATCTTGAACTGTGTAATCCCAATTGTAAGAACCAGTCAAAGGTGTATTAAATATTTCAATTACATCCTCTGGATTGATTCCCTCGTTTTCCACTGGATAGTTTGCACCACTGAAATGTGCAATATCTTTTGGTGGGTTTTGTACTTTTGTAATTTTCATAAAGCCATTCATTTAACATCATGTCCTGTAATTAACATGGACTGGTCTTGCGTTATGTTGTAGACTCTGTAAATATCTACTCCCATCACATTATCAGTCCTTCCTAACACCTGTACTTGGTCACCTCGTGTACCAATACAGTCCTCTTCGTTCCAAACTGATTGTCTTAATTCATACTCTTTTCCTTTTTGTAGATTGTTTCTGTTCTCATGACCTTCTAATAAGTCAAGGGTTAAATTATTATCTTTGAGATATTGATAGAATGTTTCTTCTAGATATTTTCCATCAATGTTAAAATGTTCTTTGAGAAGTGCTAACGATGCAGCGTAAGATGCAAGTCTTGTTCTACCAAATGGTAGTAGTTCTAAGACTCTTTTTAAATTAAATACTAATCTATGTAGTAATGTGAATGAGTTTTTTTCTTCTGAGGTTTTGGGTTTCTTTGATTTGATTCTTTTACCATTATCATCGATGAGACCGAACTTGTATGCATCCATCTCTTCCCATTTACGAGTCATCATTTTAAGAATACGAAATACAATGACTGTATCTACTACACCCATTGCACCTTCTTTTAACTGTACCTGTGTCATAACTCTCTTAAAACCCCTGCTACTTCCATATCAACTGGTATATCTGTTTTCCAGTCTTCCTTTACATAATCCATATAGATTAGACAAGTTTTGAGTACAGGCCAGTACTCTTTATCGATTTTGAATTCTAACATTTTTACTGAGTTGTTGAATCCAAATATATTGAAAATGACTATGAGATGATTGAGAATCAATCTTTCTCTGAGTTCACCATTGTTGTAGTATCTTCTTAACAGTCGTTTTAGATATCTAAACCTTCTAAGGTCTTCCATAAACTCTTCCATGGAAGTACACTGAGGGTTATCATAACACTGCATTGCAAACATGGTGAAGTTTTCATCTGTCAACTTCTCAAATAATTTCATAATTTATATCCTAGTTATTTACTAGTATATAGGTGAATTGTAAGAAAAGTTATTTAATTTCTGCAACGACTTTGTACATGTTGTTTGGCATTTTTTCATACTCAACATGCATTTTTAGTTCTGGGCCTTTTGCAGAAATAAAGTCATCATCCAAATCACTACCATCCATGTCTTTACCCATTCTACCACCATATTGTGTAATTGGTAAATCCATAGAACCAGAATCAGATGTATCTTCATCTATGATTGTATCAAACTCTATTCCTATTTGTTCTACTTTTCTGTATAACTGTTCTAATGCAGCTTGAACACCAATGTGTTCTCTATCTGCAAGGTCACCTATCCAAGTGTTTAATCTAGACAAAACCTTTGAATCAGATGCAAATAGATGTAAATCTTCTGTAGGTACTCGACCTGTAACATCTTTGTTTAGTCTGTATCCACCATTTGCACCTGTCTCGTATGCTTCACTAATGTATTTCTTGAATGATTTCATAATAATTTCCTATTAAGCAGCTACTGTAATTGTACCAGCTGCAGTTCCGATTGAAGCTGCACTAGTAATTGTTGCGTTACCACCTTCTGCTCTATCAACGATAGTTCCACTGTTTAATGCAAGTGGGTTTGCACCAAAACTTAATACATCACCTGCGTTTGTGGCTGCATTTGCAGCTCCGATTGCAAGAGAGAATGTAAGTTTATTAGTTGATGAACCACTAGCATATGCAAGTAAATGTGGCCCTCTTCCAGAACCAGAACCTTGGTTACCATTAGTTACTGATAATGTAGGTGTTCCACCAGAAGTGTTAACTGTTACTTTCTCATTGAAAGTTACTGTTGCTGATAAAGTACCACCATCTGATTTGTCAAATGCAGTAGATACCCAATCAATACTTGTAATATCTGCTTGACCTATAGAAGTTGCAAGTTCTCCGATTGCACAGAGAACCTCTTCTTGATGATTATCAGACTTCTTAAATACCCAACCTCTTGCAGTTGCAAAGGTTAGTTTCTTTTCTGCAGCTGTCAACCACTTTGGTTTGGCTTCATCTGCATCTGAATTACCCCATAAAGACATATTAATCTCCTCATTTATAGTTCTCTGTATGAGAAACTTTTTTGTTTATACTATTGTATTTATAAGTTTTAGAATCTTACTGCTCTTAATTCTGACTCTTTTTCTACTTCTTCTATGAAATCCATATTGATTTCGTCTTCAAATACCACTACTACACCACCTTTTGTTGCAATATATTTACCATCAATTATCTCAATAGGTGTTGGTTCTGCAATATTATATTTAGTATGCAAATGTAATGGATATTCAACTTCTGGGTTTTGTTTATCTATTTTAGAATGTTGTAATACTATTTTAGGAAACTTTCTTCCTTCAAACCAATCACCTATTTTCTTCGGATTGTTTCTAAATGCATCCAAATACTCATCACCTGTATATGGTATTGGAAATGTATTATTTACATATGGTCTTACATTATTCTCCAAGAAATAAAGTTCACCATCTTCTCCTAACATCTGAGTAATACTACCCTCGTATGTACCACCTAACTTTGCAGCTTGATTAAGATATTCTATAACATTATCTCTTACCTTTTTATCAATATCTGGTTCTAATTGTTCTATTACAGTATTTGCATACCATACTTGAGGATTAACATTCCAAGCTTGTTTTGCTTTAGACTCATCACATGTCTCTGAAAAAGTAAATGACCACTTACCATCTGACATAATGTATGATATGTTAGTTTCTAATCCTTGAATCATTTCTTCTGCATAATAGGGAACGACCCATTCTACACTGTCACCCCCATATAAACCTTGTATCATTTCTGGAACTATTTTGTTTTTATCGACTATTACCGATGATGTCCAATCATTTATAGGTTTTATAACAAATTTATCTGGTAAAGAATCTAAATTTATTTCTTTTGCATTATTACCTGTTTGTAATATATTTGGACATTTTATACCACAATGTCTTGCAAACTTATTTGCAAACATCTTTTCTATTTCTAATTTTACAGCTTCTGGACTGCATGTGACTATATCTACACCCCAATCTTTAGAATATACCATATTATTTGCAGTTGGATATGTATTAATAACCAAATCTATTTTATATTTTTCAAGTATCTGTTCAAACCTATCATGAATAATTTCTGGTAAGTTGTGATGATAATTTTTAAAATCATTTATATCAACTAAATCAGTTGCCCATATCATATAAGGCATTTCTTCTAATGCAGTAATTCCGAATGATTTTAGATAGTTTGGTGAGTCGTATTGATTGGTGTAGACATTGTGTCCAGACTCAACCAGTTTCTTCATAAAGTGAAGATTCTGGTGTTCCATTTCAACGAATAATATGTTCATTATATAATTATGTATGTGTTACTTAAGACTTCTTTTTATTGCACCTAATGCTTTATTGAAAGACATTTTATTCTTTCCTAATAATTTAATCAGTTGTACTCTCATTTGTGGTTTTACTCTGTCTAATGCCATGTTAATTATCTTTGCATTTTTTTGAGTAACTTTAACTGTTGACCCATCATCAAGTTTAATATCACTACCTGTTCTTAAATCTTCTGCACCTTTAATTTGTACTTGTAGATTTGCATCTGGGTCATTTGCACGAGGGCCTAGTTTCTTAACTCTATCTCTTTGTTGAATAAAATCTTTGACATTTTGTGCAATATCTTTATCTGGTTCAAAATCTGTAAACTTTCCAGCACCGATTGCTTGTGCAAACTTTTTACTTGGTGTACTAGCTCCCTTTGCAAAAGTTATTATCTTATTCATTGCATCTTTATAGTCTTTTGCTTTATTTGCAATGTCTCTTATTTTATTATTTGCAGCTGGACTGTTTGCACCAAAGTCATGAAATGCACGAGCTTCATATGCAAGAACTTCTCCATACATTTTCTGATAGTCCTTAGTATACTTAGACTTACGCATTGGTTCTTTTCTAGCTTTCTTATCGCCAGGAGCATCCTTATATGCAGATGGGTCTGAGTCTGACTTTTCTTTACCTTTTTTGAAATGTGCATCTCTTTTGGACTTAGTAGATTTTTTAAGACCTTTGAAATACTTTGCTGGTTGAGTACCTTCTTTATCTTTGATATCTTTATCTTGAGGTTCTCTTTCCTCATCTCTAAGACGAGGTTCAGTCCTATTATACTTTTGTGTAACAATTGAAAGATTTGATTTATCGTTATTCATAGGATTACCATCTTTATGATGCACATCTTTACCAACGATACCTTTGGTATCTTTTAGTTGTCTTCGTGCATGATTTCTACCAGCTCTTCTTTTCTTTTGTTCTGGTTTGGAATGGTAGTTTTGGTATTCTTTTTTGTAGTTTCTTTCTATGAAAGTCTCCATGATGACTCCCTAGAACTGTCTTATAACATCTTTGTGATTTGAATACTTACTTGATGATTGTCTCATGAGATTATCATAGATTTGATTTCTGGTTCTCATTAAACCTTCTGGCATGTGACCTAATGCTTTATGTGTCATCATAATACCTTTTAATGCATCTAGTCCTTTTTTATCACCAAGAAGTTTTGCAAGATGCATCAATGAACCAGTATGGTCATTTCTATCTGTCATTTTTCCAATCTTTTTGATGTCTGCAGCTGACATTTCTTTTTTCTCTACAAGTTCTTCAATACCTTCTTTGATTTCTTCTATCTTTTGATGCCATTCTACAATTTCATCTGTACCTTCTTTATAGAAGATTGCTTTCTTAGTCACTGGGTCTAATCCCATGTACTTACCTTTTAGAGAAGGCATCTTAACACCAATGTCTCTTAACATTGCAACCATCTTATGAAGTCTTTCCCAGTTTGCTGGAACATGTTTTTGTTTCCAGATTTGACCCATTAATTTGTCAATACTTTTTTCTGGATTGTTTTCATCAAATGGTAGTTTAGTCATCTTTGCCATCATCTTACCAAATGTTTTTAGTTTGACAACATTTGCTGGTGATAGATTTTCAATCACCACATGATGACCTGTAAATTCTTTTGATTCGTTTGCATGTCTCAATGCAAGTTTAACTGCTGGATGTTTTGATAATCCTCTTTTAAACTTCTCAATCTCTTTGATTGCATAGTTAGTTGCACCACTTAAATCAAGTGCAAGTTCGATTGCTTTCTTAACTGACTTATCTCTTGCAGCTGCTTTCTGTTTTGGATTATCTCTGTAATATTGATTAATCTCTGAACCTGTAAGTTTAGATTTACCCATCTTAGATAGTGGGTCTAATTTACCATCTTTGACTCTTTCATCTATTTTCTTACCATCTTTATCATACTTACCAGACTTTTTCTTTGCAATTGCAATTGCAGCTTGTTGTGCAAAGTTCTTTCCTTTACCTTCATTAACTGCTTTTTCTAAATCAGAAGCTTGTTTTGCATGTTTTTTACTTGCACCTTTTAACTTATTAATTATTTTTTTAACTACTGGTTTGTCGTCATTGTCAAGTTCTTCTGGTAAAGGTTTTACACCTTGTTGTTTGAACATTTTCATTAATGCATTGTTAGTTGCAAGTTTGATTTTGTTATCTTTACCCATTGCAACCATAGTATTTTTAAATCCAACTGGATTTTGTTTTTGCATTGCCATTGCAACTTTAACACCAGTCATGTTAAGAAGTTTTGCAACACCATACTGGAACATTTTATCACCACCAGTTTTAAATAGTTTGTCAATCATTTCACCAGCAGATGCTTCTACTAGTTCAAAGTCTTCTTTTTGCATTAACATTTTAGTGTTAAGAGTTCCAATCATCTTAAGGATTGTATCTCTTGCATCTAAAACTTTTTTGTAATCTTTGTTATGAACTGTATTCTTGAGTTCTTTGTCACCCATGTTTGCAATTTTCTGATAAGATACTAAGACCTTTTGCATGTCTTTAGAAACCTTTTTCATTGCATCGACTTCTTGTCTTTTGACTTCATTCATCATGTCATCATCTGGATGTATGACATGTGCAAGGTCTTTATCGTGATTTAAATTACCTTTTTTCTTCTTGACTATAAATGCATTAACTCTTGCCATGCCCCACTGTTGTGGTGTAGTTCCTGGCCTATGACCTGTTTTCCATGCAGCCATTCCACGATTATAAACTTTTCTTAATGTTCCTACTGAGATACCAGACTTCTTAGCTTTATCTGCTAATGCACCTTCTTCTAATTCACTACCTTCCATCAACTTCAAAAGAGCTTTATCTTTTTGGATAGCTTTAAATATGTTATCGATATCTGAATGACTACCATCAAAGTTTACATTATTATCATCTACAAATTTACCTTTTGAATGTGTACCAAATGTTACTTTAACTTTTGGATGTTTTTTTGATAGTTTGGTTAAGGCATACTTAACCTTTTTCATGTTTTGTTTTGGTACAGAGATAACAGATTTAACTTCTTCGAGATACTCTAACCATTCATTAATTTCATCATCACGAACATCTTCGATGAGAGAGTCTATTAACTCCTCATTTAAGATATCTTCATTTGGTTTTGCATACATCGACCTATATGCATCTGCAACAGACGATACTGTTTTAGCATCTCTTAAGTATGACATAGTTTATTTTCCAGCTTTTCTATTGTTGTATATTAAAGATTTTTCTTTAACATATCCTAACCTTCTAAGTGTTTCTTTGAAGGACTTACTTCTTGCATCGTATTTCATCTCAGATGCATCTTCTTTCTTGTCGATTGCTTTTGAGATTGCTTTTCTTTTCTTATGCAAGAATTTATCAGATGAATCAACATCACCATCGTTATCGATGTCTTTGTCTTTTCTATCTTTAAACTTTTTCTTAACTGCTTTTGGTTGAACTTTATCTAACCCTTCACCATCATCTGACTTGTCGTTAGTATTATCTTCTTTAATTTTTACTGGATATTCTTTACCAGCAAATACAAAAGTTTTCTTACCATCTTTATGTGCTTGACGAGCTGCAGATATAAATGACCTTTTATCATCATTTACTGCTTTTCTTAGTTCTTCAAGTTCTCTGGTGAATGTTTCTGCAACTTCTGGTTTTTCCTGTAAAGGATAATTATGAAGTGCAGCTTGTTTCTCCATACGAGTTTGAGGTGTTTGTCCAGAATTTAGGACTTCCGAGACCGCGTCAGCAACAGATTGTGTCACTTTATCAGTCCCACTATTGAATTTTAATCTATCTTTTATATCTGACATTGTGGTCTCCTGTTAAATGTTTCCTATAGTATTTATATATATTACTTTTCTGACTGTTTCTGTCTGAATCGTTTTAACCTTTCTACTTCTTGTTTTTTGACTTTTGGAAAGAGTTTTTTACTTAATTTTGCAATAACACTCTTCTTTTTATCAAGTTTTTTACCAATTGCAATTCTAGCACCCATTGCAAGTTCACTTGCAGCCTTACCACCAGACATTTTCTTAAATAGAATTTGTCTTGCTTGTTTTTGTGCTTTTGCTTTCAACTGGTCATTAGTCTTCATTCTCTTCTTTTTACGAGCTTTAGTTCTTGCAATTTTTTGTGCAAGTCGTCTCATTCTCATACCAATTGCCCTTCTTTGTTGCATATTAAGGACTTCGAGTTGTAATTGTCTTGTTAATTCTGTTGCAAATTTACCTTCTGCAACTTTATGTTGTTTCTTTGCCATGTTCATTGCTGTACCATGCATGACTTCTTTTGCTTTATCACCATACTCTTTCTCAAAGTAATCTTTTTTCTTTTTAAGGTCTTTATAAATCTTTTCTTTAGTAGCCATAACTGAATCGGATACTTCATTTGTAGAATCAACTGGATTGGTTGCTCTATTTTTAATTCTTGTAGTTCTTCTTCTATCTGCATCCATTTCTCTATCATGTTTAATTTTAAGCTGTTCTTTCTCTTTTGATTGTTTACTTTTCAACGCATCTGTTGTTGCATCTTCATTTTTTGCTCTTTGAATTTGGTCTGGAGTTGGAGCTCCTTTTTCTCCTTTCTTTCTCATCCTTTCACCACTCCCTCTTTTAATTCTCTCTCTTTTCTTTCTAATATTATCCCAAAGTCCTTCACCAAATACTCTATCTTCCATGTCTGCTGGATGTTCATATTCAGCTGCAAGTGCAATATTCTTCATAGGCTTCATAGTCAATGCATTCTTCCATGCATTTGCCATTCTATTATCTGGAAAACTTTTAACAAATGCTCGTAATCTAGGAAATATTTTAGTCGTATTTTTATCTAAATCACCAATATCACCATCATTGTCAATGATAAAAAAGTTTTGTCTACCAAATGCATTTTGTAGTTTACCCATATTTGTTCTAACTTTTGCATGGTTGTCTTGTACTATCTTGTCTGGTATACTTCTTTCTCTTGTTCTGTTTCTATCTAATGCAGTTTCTAAAGAAGTATTTACGAATACCATTGCAGTTTCGTAACCGAGTTGTTCTAGTAATTTCTTTTGTACGAGTAGTTTCTTAATATCTCTTGCAGTAGAATCTATAACAAGACCTAATCTACCTTTGACCAACATATCTTGTCTTTTTGCAGTTATAGCTTTTGCATGAACTCTGATTGCATCTCTTTTTTCTTCTTCATCCTCTGGCATCTTAAGGGATAGACCTGCTTTCTTAAGACCATTTTCAAATGATGCATCTGAGTTTACTGGTCGTAAACCCATAGAACCAAACCCTAATTTTTTAGCTGCAAGTGATTTACCACTGCCTGGGCCTCCTGCCATAAAGACAGCCTTAAATACGCCAGGGTCGTTAATCCCTTCAAGTAATGAGTTGTACTTCTCTTCCAATGTCATTTCTTATATACTCTGGTATATGATGGAATTCTTCACGAATTGCCATTCCCTTTCTTACTGCTTTATACAGTTGTTTCCCTTGTCTAAAAGTTCTTGGTAATGCAGAAATAAATCCTTTTTCATCACCATCAAAAGCCATTGCTCTCATCTTAGATGCAGACATACCAGATATGTCATCTGCATCTGGGTCTCTTTCACCTGCTGATACCAATTGGATATCTTTAAAGTTGTAGAAACCATGTCTACCTTTCACACCATTGTACTTTGTGAGTAGACTTTCAAATTCTCTTAGTCTATCTGAACCAGCAACCATCTTGATACTTCTGTATCCTTGGTTATATAAGTCAACAACTACATCAAAAACTGTTCTAGAATTAGATGTAGAAACTGTTACTTTTGCTGGTCTGAACAAGAGTTTCATGAACTTTGTTTTAGCTCTATAGTCTAATGGATTCTTTTTTGGGTCTTGACTATGACTTGTATAAATGAATCCATCATCTGAACCTGCGACCTGTTTTACTTTCATTGCAAGTTTAAGATGTCCAGCAGTTGGTGGATTGAACCTACCAAATGCAAACACAGCAGTTTGTGAATTTATCTCAACTATGTCTCTGAAAGATTTCATACAAGTATTTATGTTTTTTCGATTTTATGTTTATTGTTTTTTAGTAGTTCATAGTCAATATTAACTAATTCACGACACCTATTCCACCATTCTTTTAGGTCTTCATCATCTTGTAATTCACTTATTACATGTTGTCTGACATATGGAGTAACATTAATATGTGTATGTTGATACATTTCATGTGGTTTTCCTTTATGAAAAATATCAACTATCTCTTGATTTACAAACCCATAATGTAATAAAGAATCTATGATGCCTGAAGAGTTTTTTAGTGAATCATCATTAATTGTCATTCTAGCATCCATAGGAACAAACTCTATTTCATGTTTGAAATCAATTAAGACATCATATTCATCATACATTGACTTACCTTTCCATAAAGGTCTTCCCAGTATAAATGTATGGTTTGCTTGAGGGCCATATAAACCACCTAATACTAATTGTTCTGGTTCTGTAAAATATAATACTCTCTTAGCAGAGGTATATAATTTTTCCCATCCACTTTCACTTACATCGGTTTCATATTTCCAAGGATTTAGAAGACCATTATCCATTTCTGTTATTAGTCCAGATATAAATCTATCCCAAGGGTCTCTAACTATTAAATAAGTTTTATAATCTGAAAATGGTTTTAGTGTTTGCCATGGTGGAAACTTTGTAGTTTCATGGTCTTCATGCCATTGAGTAGATTGCATAACCCAAGTAACATCACTATCTTTACCGAAACAATTATTAACAGTTTCTATTTCGTTTCTATCAATAATAGTACTACCATAATAAAATGGTTTTGTTGTATTGTCTGTTTCTACACCTTCGGTTTTACCAACTAGACATATTTTTTTATTATACTCGTTGTCTGAATATAAATCTTCATAGAATATCGATAATTCTTCTTGAGATAAAATTGATTCTGGTTCTCTATCTGCACCTTCAAGCCAATGCCAATCATCATCAAAATGACTATTCATATAACTTAAATAAAAACGAATAGATGAATGTCCTACTTTACGAGGACATGTAAGTATAACTTTTCTTTTCTTTGAGATAAATGTGGGATGATTTCTTTCCCAAACTGTAGTACCATTCCAATCTAAAACACCTTTATATATTCTAAAAGGTTTACCATCTTTAGATTTTAATTTTAAACCTTCTTCATCATATGATGCACCATATATTTGATACGCTTTTAAAGCATCTGCCATAATATAACTCCATAATTTATTTGTCCCAGTCTTTCTGGACTGTAAAGTTATTTAGTGAGAATTCCATTCTATCTACTAACTTTACTGCACCACCAAGATTATTGTCAATTGCAACAAAACCTTCTGGTGCGACAACATCAAAACCATTATCTTTTTTAACAAACATATCTGTTAATTGTTTTGCTTTGTTTATCTTAGATAATATCTTAATCTTTGCATAGTTTATTAATGCTTGAAACTCAACTAACAACTTAAGTGTTGATAATTGTTTTCTAATCTGTGTTAAGTATATATTCTTGTTCTTTTCTTTTACTTTCTTTGCCGAAGGACTTTTAAGCTTATCTATCTTTGCATCCCACTTCTCTTCAACAAACTGAAAGTATCCATCTGCATGTTTCTTGTAGTTTAGTCGTAGGAAGTTTTCACCTGCTCTCACTTTACTGTTATGATATGTTTTATAACTCATCCCAGCTTCCATCTCACCTTGAGTTTTAAGGAATGCATCAAGGGCTGGTTTCTTAATCTTTGCAAATAACTTACCTGTTCTGGACATTAATCTGGTTAGTTCTGCTGTATCTTTTTTAGTTAATGTTGCAGTTCCAGATACATCATTGTATTCTGCATTGTCCATCCATACCTTACTTGACTTCTTTAGACCAGAAATATTTGCACCAAATGATGCTTTAAGATTTGATAATGAGTCACCTGTATATGTTGTATGAAACACAATACCTATGTTTGCTTTCCTCATAGTAGATGCAAGGTTAGATGTAGAAGGAACTGCATAGGTGATAGTATTTGGGCCAAAGGTTTCGTATGTTTCCCCATTTATTTTTTTCTTTTCTAGGTCTCCTTTGATAAACATCAAGTCACCTTGGAGTATCTCTGTAAATCCTAAATCTTTTAGATTAGTATAACATGCTTTAAACTTATCTTTAAGTGTTTCCGATAAATCATCTGCATCATTTATTTCTTTGATAGACTCATAGAACCTAGGGCCTGTTTTTCTAAATAAACTTTTCTTTGCAACAAAGAAGTTGCCTGACTCTGGATTAGTTCCACACCAAATTGCTGGAGCACCATCCCACTTAACAGTTATATTGGTACTTTTTGAACTTCCAGATGATAACATATCACGAAGTGACCTAATAAAGTTTATAGATGCACGACCACCATCAATACCATTATTGAATATTTCGTCTTCTATATGTTCTAAATGTACATTAGGACTTGGCATTTCTTTCCTTAGTTTTCTTTTTCATCTTGTTTATGTATGCACGATAAACAGCTGCTTCTGCACTCTTACCCATTTCTTTTGCTCTTTGTTCCATTGCAATTGCAGCTTGTATTTTATGTGCATGAGATTTACCAGAGTTCTTAATCTTATTAACACTTGCCTTTGCATCGTCAACTGTTGCAAACTTCAATCCATGAATAGTTCCTTTAGGATTCTCATCTGTATATAAATCAGAATGTTTTTTAGAGTTTGCAGGCTGACCTTTTTTTCTAGGTATCCTAGGATTCTTTTGTTCTATAAATTGTTTAAAAGAAATCATTTGTTTCTTATATTTCCTATTGCATCTGTATATGCAAGTGTTAAAGGTAGTAAATCTTTAATTGGTAAATCTATTTCTAATGCAGTTACTTGTATTGCTGGGTCGACTAATACAGCAGACAAAAATCTGTGGTGACCATCTATGATTCTGTCATCCTTAGATACTACATAAAAATTATTCTTGGATGCAGAAAAATCTTTAGTTCCTTTTGCACCAAACTTCGATACATTCTTAATTGACTTATCAAAATATATTTGACTTTGAATAGGTTTTAGTTTTCCTACTGAAATCTTTTTAATTCTAACATTTACTTTGTCATCGTCTTTATCACCATCATTCTTTGCAAGACCACCATTTACCCATTTCTTTCCTGTCTCTTTGTCTAGTCCTTGAGGAAATGGGTCATCTGGAACTTCATTCTTTGCAAAGGGTCTTGCAATATCAATTGCACCTGCTTTTAATCTTTTTTGTAACAGTTTGATATCTCTGTTATCAATTACAGGCATATCTTTTCTTTGTGCAAATCCCATCCTTGCAAGTTTTTGTGCAAGTTTGTAGTTCTGTGAAAACTTAGGAATTTCTTTATCTATATCAAATCCTTTCTTATCAAAGAGTTTCTTTGCATGTTCGTATGCTTTCTTTTCATCTGTTTTGATAAGTTCCATCTTACCAGCTTCTGCACCACCTTTACCTTCTATTATGTACCTTCTGAAACTCTTCATACTTTTATGGGATACTTCCCACCCCCTGTTAGTTTTATGTTCCTAATATCTAAACCGAAGAAATTAAGAACTGCATCGATTAATTTTCTACCTTGTTTTTTAATC